GCTGCATTAGGTACGCACTGGTTTTTATTTATTGGTTTTTTAGTCTTGAATATTATCGACTACATCACAGGAGTTAGAAAATCTAGACTGACAGGAAAAGACAACAGCGCCAAAGGGGTGCGAGGAGTTTGGAAGAAACTAGGCTACTGGTTAATGGTTTTAGTTGCATTCTTGGCTTCTGCTATCTTCATTGAAATTGGTAAGACTATAGGCATTGACTTGGCGGTTACTGCCTATATTGGATGGTTTACTTTGGCATCTCTCATTATCAATGAATTAAGAAGCATCATTGAGAACTTTGTAGAAGCAGGCGACAATGTGCCTGTCTTCCTCACAAAAGGCTTAGAAGTGGCTGAACAGGCTATTAACAAGGAGAAATAATCATGGGTAATGACGAATTTTTAAAGATTGCAACTGAAGAAGTAAGAAGATATACAGATGAACACCTAGAAGATCCACAGGATTTCGATATCTATGTGGTGTGGGTATGTAAGACACTTCAGAATAACAAGGCACTGTTATCAACTACACTGTTAGACGGAATGTATTTCGAGTGTACATACAATGGAGATAAAGAAGAAATGTATCTTGATGCCTACCAGAAATTAGAAAACAGATGTATTAAAGTGGAGGGATAAACATGGCAAGTTATTTCAATCTTGTATTAGATACACTCGCTCCCCAGGGACTGACTGTCAAACTAAACAATGGATCACAATACACTACATCTAAGAATGTTACTTTAAGCATCTCAGTATCTGATACATCCACATCAGGATATCAGATGAAGGTTTGGGGAATTGATGGGGCATCATCTGAAGATAATGCTACATGGGAGACTTTTGCAGCGACAAAAAGCATTGCACTTCCAACAGGCGACGGACTCAAGACCGTATATGTAAAAGTACGTGATGATGTCTGCAATGAGACTGCCGCAGCATCTGCTACTATTACATTAGATACTTCAGTACCAGCCGTTACTATCATTGGACCAGATGTTTCAAGAATCTCTAAGACAGCACCTAAAAACGTTGCTACATTCAGTTTCACTTCTGACGTCGCTTTCACAGAATATAAGATTAAGGTTGTACCATCTAAATCGTCATTACACGACGCTGGTACATTAATAGGAACAGTAAACGGGTCTACTAACATGAATGCAACAGGTACATTCAAGGCTAGTACAGCTATCTCTTGTAAGATTTACGGCAAAGACCTTGAAATGGCTTCAAGTGGTGATGGAGAGAAGATCATCAAGGTATTCGTGAAGAACGCACACGGTACTTGGTCAGTAGCATAATACTATGGCACAGGAATATACAGTAACAGCAGAAGCCACAATGCCTAATATTCATATTGCAGGAAGTGGGCACAACAAAGAGAAGGTTACATGGACTGTTCCTTCTCTTCCCTCTAATGCGATAGTCATCAATGTAAAATTCACAGGGATATTTAACTGCCAATATTCTTACATTAATGGGGTCAAATATACTGTAAATGGTGGTGAGAAACACAATAAAACTTCTCACGAAACTATTGATTTAGGTACATCACTTGATGGCTCAGTAGAATGTGATGCGTGGGGTACTTCTTTCGCAGCCGGTGGTAATGTATGGCTTACTGAAGGGCTTATTACTATCACGTATAGAATTGCTGAGCCTCCTATTGTGACGATTGATAGCATTGATAAATATCGAATATCTAGAGTACTTGGAATAAATGAGTGTATCTGTAGATTTCACTGCAATATTGACGTAACTGAATGGGAAGCTCGTGCGACTCGTGAAGGTGAAGCATCAGGGAGAGGAATAGGATTACTTGTAGAAAGTGGAACTGATTTAAAAACAGGCAGCACAGGAGTAGTAAGTGTATTAGATACTGAACTATCTAATGGTGACGGTGACTATCTCATAAGGATATATGCAAAGTCAAGTGATGGAGTGTGGTCAGGATGAGTAGAGGATGGTTCACTCTCTTCCTTTATTCAGGACCAGACGAGGCTCAGTCTACCGAAATAGATATAGAAGTCTCTCATACCGTTGATGTGGATATTAGCAAGTATACACATGCTAATGCTTCGATAGATGCTGATCATGGGAATATCAATATAGCTGCACAAACTGCATTAGATGCTGAAATTGAAGTAAGCAACATAATGCATATAGATATCGGAAAGGTTTCGCCTTTTGAATTTGAAGGAGATGAATAAATGAATTGCAACAAGCGTGATATAGATGTGATTGAAGGAACTACACATCTTATCAGATTTTCGTGCTCGTCAGATGGCGAGCCTTTTAATTTCAATGAATATAAGGCGCTTCTTGTTATTATCGATGGTGATGAGATAAGAAGAAAAGAAACAACCATAAAGGATAATGTCATCACTGCACGAATAGATCCCACAGATACACTAGGCAGAAGTAGAAACGAGCTTTCTTATGAATGCCGTGCTTTTTCAAGTGCTGGAGATGTTTTTCATATCTCTTTAGGAGATATCAATGTAATCAAGGCAAAAGCGCCAATTATAAAATATGAGGTATAACAAATGAAAATCTTTATTTCACAACCTATGAAAGATCTGTCTGAAGAAGAAATCAGACATAATAGAATGAAAGCAGTCAAAAAAATTAAAAGTCTCTATGGTGATGATGTTGAAATTATTGATAGTTATATTGATGGTGGAGGCACTCCTTTGTGGTGCCTTGGAAAATCTATTGAATTATTATCAACTGCCGATGTGGCTTACTTTTTAAAAGGCTGGAATACTGCACGAGGATGCAGAATCGAATATATGTGTGCTGATAATTATGGAATTGGCGCATATTTTGAGGAGGATTAATTATGGCAAAAACTGCAAATACTATTTTAGATATCGCAAAAAATTGGATTGGTAGAAAAGAATCTAATGGAACACATAAAGAGATCATTGACTTATACAACAGTCACAAGCCATTAGCGAGAGGATATAAAGTCAAGTACACTGACTCATGGTGTGCAACATTCGTGTCTGCCTGTTCGATTAAGGCAGGCTACACTGAAATCATTCCTACAGAATGCTCATGCAATCAGATGATTAATGGATTTAAGAAAATCGGCAGATGGTGTGAAGATGATGCACACGTTCCATCTACAGGAGATATCATTTTTTATGATTGGCAGGACAATGGTAAAGGCGATAACAGAGGTTCATCAGACCACGTAGGCATCGTCGAAAAAGTAGAAGGTTCTACTATTACCGTCATCGAAGGAAATAAGAACGATGCAGTAGGAAGAAGAAAACTACAGGTTAACGGCAGATACATCAGAGGGTATGGCTTACCTAAATATGATGCAAATGCGACTAATACTTCAACTGCACCATCTAAGCCACAGACAAATACATCCAACGCTTTAGGTACTTATATGATTACTGCTAGTGATTTAAAGGTACGCACAGGACCAGGAATGAAATACAGAGTCAAGACACACAACGAATTAACTAAGGATGCTAAGGCCCATGATTATGATAAGGACGGCTGCATTAATTATGGTACTCGCGTCACTGTATCTAAATTTGATGGAGATTGGGCAAAGATTCCAAGCGGTTGGGTTGCTAAAAGATATTTGAAAAAAGTCTAATTCTATTTTTATTATGAGTTTATTCTTAAAGATATCGACTAAACTCGACTTAATTTCGATTAAATCTCAACTACACAACAATTTATATTCATAAGAAAAGACCAGGGCTTAATTGCTCTGGTCCTTTTTTGCTTTTAAATTGATATCATTCATAATTAACCTCTTCTTCTCTTTAGAACAATATAAAGAATTAAAATTACTGCAATAAGTCCTTCACCTTGCATAACTTTTGAATGTAGGATAAAATAATCAGTGTGGAAAAAAGGGAATCATTTCCCTACTTATATTATACTAAATAAAAACGAATGATTTAAATAGGTAACAAATAGGCAACAATCTCTATTATTCCCTGTATTTAAGCCATTCTGAAATCCCTGTAGGATACTACAACAAAGGCTATAAAACTGAAAATGAATGGATCTGTTCTAACTTACAGACTGTGTCTTCATATAACAACGATCCTCTATGTGGGTTTACTTTTACTACAAGCGGCTTTATAAATCTATTTCAACTATTAAAATCAGCTTTCATCAAAGATGATTGGAATCCACAAAACAGTTCATTACCTATATTCTTAATTGCGGGTGTTGATGATCCAGTCATTCAAGGAAAACAGAAATTTAATGAATTAGAAGAGTTTTTGAAAGAAGTAGGTTATGAAAATATCAAGAGTAAACTGTACAAAAATAAAAGACATGAACTACTCAATGAAACAAATAAAGAAGTAGTATATAAAGATGTTCTAGACTTTTTCTATGCTAATTAA